AGAATATAAATGTCCACAATGCGAAAATAAGTTTGAACAGCTTGAACAGCTTGAGCTCAACCAGCAAGCAGCGAATTCAAATCCGCCTTGCACCATGTGCGGGAAAAGCACAGAGCGGCTGTTCAGCGCCTTTTTCATCGGGGGCGTCTATCGGGTGCCCCAAAACCATCTACCCAAGCGCTTGGGGGGTGAATGGTAGCAGAAGGAAAAATGAATAATTGGAACCGAGTCTGCTGCGCCGACGCAGTTGCGCCCACGCTGATAGGCGCATCGGTCCTGGGATAAAGTATCTTTGGGTAAGACCCTTAGGGCGGAGGGGGCTTGCCCATTATTAGAATTTTGTATTAAAACAAAGGACAAATAAGCTCATGGGACGACCCGTAGGAACGAAGGACAAGACACCCCGCAAAAGGCGAGATTCCCCTACCCTGCTGCCCAAACTTCCTCCAGAGCAAGTTTTGAGAATCAAGGTAAAAATCTTAGAGCAGATGGTGGCGGATGCCCCCACAACTCTAACGAGCGCTGCTCGAAAACTGGGCATAGACCCGATAAAGGCGCACAACTGGGTGCAGACTGACCGTGGCTTTGGCGAGCTCGTCAAGATGACCCGAGAGGTTGTGGCAGACCAAATTGAAGAAGAGTTCTGGAAGCACGCAAACTTCATCCCTAAGATGATGGTACTCAAAGCCTACCGACCAGAATTTAGAGATAACTACAAGGTTGACCTCAACAACGAGCGGCTCGAGGAGCTCCTGAAGGAACTCCGAGAAGCGAAGCATGAGCCTGCCCAAGATACCCCCGCAGTCGAGGTTGAACTTGCCCCTGAACTCCCAGAAGTAATAACTCAAGGCAAGCAGTTAGCTCTGCCCCTACCTGAGTCTAAAGAAAGCTAAGCCAAACCAAAAAGGAGGTTGATATGGCTATAACTGTAATAAGCGGACAAGCGAGAACCACCAAATATATTGGTGCTTCCACCGACACCAAGCCCACCATAGCTTCTCATGGGGCGGCACCTGCTCCAGTGGCGGGGTCTACGTTCCTTGAGTATGATACTCGGACTATGTACATCACCCACGACGGTACTAACTGGGTAGCCAAAGATGTACAGAGCCTCACAAAAGAGATAAGAACCTCGAAGGTTATCGACGGAGGCTTGGGTGCTTATGCAGCCAACGATGTTGTATCCAACGAGGATTGCTGCGCTACAACTGCTACATGCTGGACGTTTGAGAATGTAGTCAGAGAAAATGGGGGAACAGGTGAAATCAGGGCAGCTATACTTGTCAGCGAATCAGAGGGTATAGTCCCACTATTAACATTCTTCTTCTTCAATGCCATCCCAACGTCCAACCTGATTGACAACGCCCCCAATACTGCCCCTGACTGTGCTGACATCCTGAAGTTTATTGGTAAGGCAGACTTCACTGCATTGGAATCTCTGGGCACAACCGATTCAATGTCTATAATCACTCCCTCAACCCCAGGCGGGTTGCCGTTACCCTTCAAATGTGCTGCTGGGGACAGAAATATCTACGCCATACTGGTAACGAGAACCATTTTCACCCAGTCAGCAAGTGATGACATTTATGCCATCCTGTCAGTAGAGTGGGACTAAATGGAAGAAGTCAGACTTCTGAGGCATGTAGTCAACAGCGATGAAAGAGACAAATACATCAAGCTAAACAACGCACTCGTAACAGTTATTACAGTGTGGGGGAACAGATACCCCGAACCCACGATGGAGAATGTTACCCACCCGAATACAAAAAGACTAATAGCAATACACAAAAAGTATCTTGGGTTTGAGGGAAATAGCCGCATTAGGAAGGTAGTGAGTGCGGTGCTAAGGATAGTAGCAAACAAAATAGAACATTCCGCTAACTGGAGAGACAGGTTCAGTTGGTTTGTGGAAGAGTTAAAGGAAAGTGATTGGAAACCACGGTCTTACAACCATCCTGTTAATGACTGGAATGAGCCTAAGCCTTACGGAGGTAAGTGATGGTAAGAGATGTTAAAAGCCTCTGGTCTTCTAATCCTCTGCCCAACAACTGTATCCTGTGGATTCCTTTCTGGAATCAACCAGCGACTAGAGGGCCGAAGTTCATAACCCCCGATATGTATAGACGAATCTGCACTACTGCTGGCACTGAATGGAGAGCTGATGGCAGGTATTTTGATGGTCTGAACGATTGGGTAAACTGCGGCGATATAGCGCAGGGGTTTGATGGAGTAAACAACAAACTCACCGCTATAGCGTGGGTGCGTCCAACCGAGCAAACGGCGGGGCAGTTCTATGCTGTTGCCAAGTATGATGACAACCTCAGAACATTCTATCTAAATAGCACATCTACGGGGGCAGTCAGGGGGTTGGTTGCTAAGACTGGGGCAGCAGCCAACTACTTTTATCATACTACGGATACAACCCCAATCAATGTCAACAACTGGTATTGTGTAGGAGCCGTATTCGATTTAGCTAACCAGAACATTATCCTCTATGTAGATGGCAGTTTAGTAGCCAGCACCGCAATTGTGGCTGGTGTTCCTCCAGTAGTATTTGATAATACAGCGACTGTTGTGGAGATAAACTCTACAAAGCAGGGGACTTCCTTTGGTGACGCAGGATACATAGGTGAAGTAGGGTTGTGGACAGCTTTATATTCAGCAGAAGAAGTAGCCTATTACTACGCAAAGACACGGGGGAGGTATAAATAATGCCACTATATGCAATCACAACTAAACTTATGTTTCCTGAGAAGGCTGACGCTGACGAGGAATGGGCGAAACTAAAGGTTTATCTCAAGAACAAGGACATCAGAAGTTTGGTAGACGAACCTTCTTTTATTCAATATATCATTTCTCACCATGATGAAACTCCGCCACGGTCATGCGAGTTAATAGAAAGGTTTGAGAAGTAAAGTTAACTGATGCCAACTCTTAAACAGAAAGAAATAATATTCCAGAAAATTGGCTACAACCCATCAGAACACCAAGCCAAAATACACTTCAGTGACTCCCGCATCAAGCTGGTTGCTGGGGGGGAGCGCTCTGGGAAGTCTAAATGCTCATCTGCAGAATACACCAGCAAATTCTGGGAAACCCCCCTGCTGTGGCTAGTGGCAGCCGATTATGAACGCACGAAGGCAGAATACATTTACATCTGTGAGCACTTCGACAAGCTGGGGGTGCCCTACAGAGCATCGAAGAACATCGACCCAGGCGAGATAGAAGTCATAGACCCCAAGACAAACAGCGTCTGCTGGAGGATAGACACCAAATCTGCCAAAGACCCCCGCAAACTAGCCATGCAAGCCCCAGACGGGGTGATAGTTTGTGAGGCAAGTCAGGTAGACTATGAAACTTACCTCCGACTTCGTGGGAGAATCGCAGAAAAGAGAGGGTGGATGCTCCTGAGTGGGTGCCTATCTGGAGATATGTTAGTCCCAACTGAACGAGGACTTATGTCCATTAAAGAGTTAGTTGGCGGGGGTACACACACAGTAAGCACAAACATAGTTGGACTCAACGGGAAAGAGGAAAGCACATTAGCCTTCTATAATGGAGAGAAGCCCACGACAAGAGTCACATTGTCAAAGGGGTTCGCCATTGAAGGCACGAATGACCATAAAGTTATTGTACAAAAGCCCGACAGGGATATAACTTGGGTTTCTTTGAAAAATCTTTCCAACAAAGATTTAGTAGCAATCAGATATAGCACAAATATATATGGGACATTCCACTACGACCAAGAGGAATCTTATCTTGCTGGTCTATATATAGCTGAAGGTTCGTGGGAAGGAAGGTATAAGCAGGCTCCGAGAAACGGGCACAACACAAACAGGAGGAGTGCTGGCAGACTAACCTTCACATTAGGTGGGGACGACCCTGTGGAGCTACTGACCAAGCGAGGTTTTGTTGATACAAACAAAACGGGGCATTGGAGGAAGGCTGACAAGAGGCTATCTCGTTTCTTTGCTCACATTGGAATTGACCCAAGGTGGACTAGCCACACTAAAGAAGTCCCTCCCAAGATACTAAAGGCAAATAGAAAGACCCAAGTAGCGTTCTTACAAGGGCTATTTGATGGGGATGGCTCAGCAACGAAACGAGCGGTTTCTTTCCGAACTGTAAGCCAAAAACTAGCGCAGCAAATCCAGCAAATGTTACTCAACATTGGTGTTGTTGCGTGCAAGACAGAAGGTTATTACAAGAGTACATATGATGGTAAACCGAGGTTTATCTCCGACTTGACTATATATGATTCTGAACGGTTTGCTTCACTCATAGGGTTCAGAATATCCAGAAAGCAAGATATAGCAAAAAACAAGAAAGCCCCAAGGTTCTTACGCAACCAAGCAAAGGCAGGAAAGGAACTACTTGGGTATCCCGTCTGTTGGTGTAAAGTGCTATCCAAGGAAGAGGGGTTTTGTGAGACGTTTGACCTTCATGTTCCAGGCTCACACGCTTATTGTGCAAATGGGCTTATTGTCCATAATACGTTTGAAAGTAGCTTGGGGTGGTACCCCAACCTGTTCACCCGATGGCAAGCACCAAATAAAGAGGAAGCTGTATCATTCAGCTTGCCCACATGGACAAATCTTGCGGTCTACCCTGGAGGCAGACAAGACCCAGAAATTTTAGCCCTAGAAATGTCAGATTCTCCCGAGAGATTTAAGGAGCGCTATGGAGGAATACCTTGCCCACCCCAAGGAACAGTATTTAATGAATTTCAACCTAGCATTCATGTCGGGCAGGGGGGAGAATTTGAGTTCGACCCTGCTTTCCCCACCTACACCTGGGTCGACCCTGGGTATGCCCACCCTTATGCGGTGGAGGTTGCCCAGAAAAAGGGAGATACCATCTACATAGTGGATGAAATTTATGAGAAAGGATTAGTAACTTCAGATATAATCACCGTCGTCGCTCAGAGACAGTGGTTTCCAGCAGTCCAAAAGACAGGGGGAGCAATCGACATAGCAGCGAGGCAACACCAATCTATGCCTGCCCCTGCAGAGATATGGTTGAAGGAAGGTCATATTTACCTCCGAAGCCAGAAAATCCGAATCCAAGATGGGATAGAGCGATTTAAGTCAGTCCTCAAGGTGAACCCCCTGACAAACAGACCAGCTTTTTATGTAAATTCTAAATGCAAGGGTCTAATCTCCGAGTTGGGGGGGTGCCCAAACCCCTTCGATGGGCAGACTAAAGTATACAGATGGAGAAGAGACCGAGAGGGCAACATAATCGGGGATGTTCCCGACGACAAAAATAATGATGGCTGCAAAGCTGTCTGCTATGGGTTAATAGATGTGCTTGGATATACGCCTTCAACAGCAAGAAGGCAAGCCCAATTCTTTTAAGGAGAAAAGAGTTGCCCACTATTGAAACGACTATTTCTGCTGACCAGCCTAATTCTCCAGTGATAGACTTAGGCAGAGAAAGGAAGAAGATTAGAATCTATGCTAGATGTCTCTTTGGGTGCAATCTTGGGATTAGTTGCTCTGCAGATGGTGAAGGTAAGTTTGCCCCTGTAAGTGCCTCCTTTGATAAAGATAATCATTCCAAAATTATAAATATACAAAGCGCAAGGTTCATCATGTTGACTTGCAGACCAACAAGAGCACCAAAAGATATAGTGGTGCTGATAGATGAGGTTTAATGGCAAACATCATTTTTAAGCAAGCTGAGAGTGAATCAGTAGCTGTTTCTTCAACAGCTATTGGGCTTACCCCCTCAAAAATCGTAGGTGCTGTGTATGCCCTTTGCACAGTAGAGACTGCCAACGTGCGGATAGATGCCTACAACACACCAACAAGCTCATCTGGTATTCTTATTAGTCCAGGCGAACGATTCAACGTCTGGGGTGCTGATTTATTTAAGTTCAAAGCTATTCGGGCTGGTTCTGTTGATGCTACGTTGCAGGTTCTTTACTACAAGGTAGACACTATTTGGAGTACAAGCGTTAAATAATGCTAGAACTTTTGGATTCCAAACATCAGATAATTGGTTCAACTGCTTATGTGGTTGCCTCCAACGCCCATCCTGAAAGGGTCAGAGCAGCGATGAAGGCGAAGCCTGCTATGGGCGACCTCGTTCAAATTTGCGATGGGGTGGCTGATAATGTAGAAATACAGGCAGCCATTGATACTTTACCTGCTGCTGGTGGAAGAGTAATTTTATCAGAAGGGACATTTACTCTGGCTGCATCTGTTGACGTGGTAGATTACCTTACCTTACAAGGGCAAGGGGGGAGGTCTTCGATTCTTGACGGCTCGGCTCTAAGTGCAGCGCCAGTCAAAAGGGCTTCAACAGCCTTAGCCACTCGTCAGACCGTTCTACGTGATTTTGGGGTAACAGCCAAGGCAGGCCAATATGGTATAGATGGACGGGGGTTTTATGAGTGTACTCTTAAGCACTTGTATATTAAAGACGCATCTGAAGGTGTTCATCTATCAGGTAATGATGGTACAGCCATTGCCTGTTACTGGAATCTATTAAGTCGAATCTTTTGTGAGAATTGCACGGAGGGAATTAAGCTTACTGGAGCCTACAATAATGGGCAAGCCAACCATAACTATATTGAATACTGTTATCTTGACTGCAAGAGCATAGCAAGTAGCATAGGGGTAGATATAGATGTAGGAGCTTCAAACTTAGTCCTTGCTACACATGTGCAAAAGGCTGTAACTGGGATGAAGGTAGCCTCTAACTGTGTCTCGAATATGATTATACATCCCTTTTTGGAAACTATATCAGGGGAAGCGTTAGACCTGGACAAAGACACAATTGTTATAAATCCCTCATACGATGGTGCGGGAACTGAAGTAAGCGACTGGTCAAAGGTGCCTTTCTATGTGGGGAGAGATAGTTCAGGTGATTGGGATTTACGCTTCGGCAGTTCTGCTTATGAAGCAGAAGCATTGTTCTACAGGGAGCGTGTTGGTCATAGAACATCAGATGGAACGTTAACCAGCTCTAGTAGCGGGTTGACAGAAACTAACTTGGGCGCAACTGGGACAATAACTCGTAATCTACCTGCCACAGCAGACAAAGGCACATGGTATGAGTTTGTGGTTATGGTTGCTCAGCAATTACGCATAGACCCAGGAGCCAACAGTGCAATCTATATCAACGGAGCAAAACAGACCGATAATAAATACATCTGGGCGGATGCTATTGGGGCATCTATAAAACTTATAAACGATGGCAATGGAGACTGGGTATCCCTATTTACACAGGGAACTTGGGGAGTGGAAGCATAAGGAGAATTTATGAACATCATACAGTGGACGGAATTCAAGAGAATGGCGGGAGTGGATGAAATAGTTAAGTCTACCCCCTCGCTGGTAACATTTGATGGAGAGGTCGTGGGTATCTTTGCTAATCCAGATTTAGTCATAACGCTGGAAGATTTAGCCCCCCGCATCAAGGCGCAACTGAGGGGACTTGAACTAAAAGCCCGTGCGGGTATGCCCGACCCAGCGAAGATTGTAGCCAAGAAAGCAAAATCTACCCTGCCCCAAAAGCCGCAGAATCTATCGTTCCCTTAGGAGTGTTTTATGGCATCTTTTGACAACATTGGGGAGATAAGAAACGCAATAAAATCTTTCCGCAACGACACAACCTTCCTCGCCATGAAGAGCAGGTGGGAAAAAGACTTCTCATTATACAGACTAAAGCAATATGATGCAGGGACAGGCTATTACTCTTACACCTCCAACTCCCCGAGAGTGTATGCTGATAAGATAATTGCCCTGCTGGTGGGCTCTAAGCTGATAGTGAGGGTGCCCCTTGAGACTCTTACTGACCCCGAGCGGGAAATTGCCAGCAATATAGAGCGGTTCTCCTACGGTGTGATGAGAATCAACGATGAGAGGCTCTCCATGATTCCAGACATGCCCAATCTGAGGCAGATGATGTCATGGTATGCTTGTTTGAGGGGAGCTTTCGCCATCAAAGCTCACATCTACAAGAATGAGAAAGGCGAGACAATTCCCAGCATAGACATCTGGGATATATACAGCACCGCCTACGGGGAAAAGGAGGATGGTCTAGCTTGGGCAGCCCGAACCCATAAGATAACTAAAAAAAGAGCCAAAGAAGCCTATGGGGTTGATGTTGGCTCTAACACTGTAGAAATCTATGAGTATTATGATGAAGATAACTACGGAGTTTTCATAGGTGATAAGTGGGTTGTTGATAGGCAACCCCATAATGTTGGGTACTGCCCAGTTTCTATAATTCGAGTGGGCAGCACCCCTCCGATGTGGCAAGATGATTACTCTGAAACTACGGCACATATCGGAGAAAGTGTATTTTCAGCTAATCGGTGGATTTACCCACTGCTAAATAAAACCCTTTCTGACCACCTGACTCTAGTCCGCAGGGGTGTGAAGACCCCTTTGGCTTCTTACACCCACGATGGTCAGCCTGCCGTTGAGCAGGACATCTATCAGGTGGAGAAGGGCGGTATTATAAGTCTCCGTACAGGAGAGAAGATTGAGCCTATACTCCAGCCCACCATGCCCGCCGATACGGGGGCGCTAGTGAATATCATATTTGGGGAGATTCAGAGAGGGGGGCTTTCCCATACTACCTACGGAGAGCTAGGCTTCAGACTATCGGGATTTGCAATCAACCAACTCCAGCAATCGATACAGTCTGTGTTGGAGCCCTGTTTGACTGCGGTTGAGAAGGCGTACGAAAGAGCCTCGATGTGGATGTTGGGTCAATATGCGGGGAGTAACTTCCCGCCCATGAAGATTAGGGGGCGCACCAGCCGTGGAGAAGCCTTTGGGTTTCCCAAGGCTGTGTATATTAACCCCTCCGACATCCCAGGCGACTGGGCGCCCGAATTTAAGCTAGACCCAATACTACCACAAGATGATGCTCAGAGGTATCAGCTTGCTGGTATGGCAGGACAAGGCGACATTCCTCTACTGTCACGGCAAAGCCGCCGAGAGATGGTCGGTGTCCAAGACCCAGACCTCGAAGAGGAAAAAGTTAATCAGGAGTGGGCTGTCTCGCTGGCGATACCAAGACTATATGAAGCTTATCTGGCTGCTCTAAATGATGAGCGACCAGACAAAGCTGAAAACATAAGAGCAGAACTACGCAGGTTGTTGGGGCAACTTGGAGCGCCTAATCAAGCTCCTGGTGCTCCCCAGGGACAGCCAGGGACAAATCTTTCCCCACTTGAGCAGGCTGCCTTGGAAAATGAAGGAGTAGGAGCGCCCTCAGGGAAAACGGGGCTGCCCTCGAGTACCTACCCCAGCGAGATGTCTGGGGGTATGCCAGGAGGTGCGCTTAATGCGAAATTACCTGCTGAAGGAGAAGAAGTATAATGCCTGAAGGTATTTCTCCTGAGACTGCTGCAAGGTTCGGTCTAGGTGGAGGCGGAGGTGAAGAAGTCACCGACAACTACTCATATCTAAACGCCCTTTCTGGGTGGCTGACACTGGTGGTGAAAAAAGGATTGGCAACCCCCGAGGAAGCCCAAGACACCCTTCACAAAGCCCATCAGTTGATAGGGCAAGGTGCGCCTTTAGAGAGCCTGCCCTACTTTTCTGCTATCAAAGACCAGACCCAAGCGGGGGAGCTAAATCGACAGCTTCATGTGGAGAGGCTCTTTCGAGATAAAGAACAAAAGGAGAAAGTTGCA